AGCGGAGAACAAGCTGGCGGGTTACCGCCCTTACACTAAGCAGCGGCTGTTTCATCGCCTCGGCGCGACCAAGAGCGAGCGCCTGTTTATGGCCGGCAACCAGCTAGGGAAAACAGTCGCCGGCGGCGCTGAGTGGGCCATGCACGCGACCGGGCGCTACCCTAGTTGGTGGGATGGGGCGACCTTCGATAAAGCCCCGTTGCTATGGGCTGGATCGGTTACCGGCGAGGCGACGCGCGACAACCCGCAACGCATTCTTGTTGGACCGCCTCCGAAAGAGGAGGAGTGGGGAACGGGCTTCATCCCGAAAGACGCGCTCGTCGGATGGGATCGGGCAATGGGTGTGGCTAACCTTCTCGACAATATCCAAGTCCGGCATGGCGGCGGGGGTGACGTGCAGGCGGGCACGTCAATCGTGGCGTTCAAGGCCTACGAGAAGGGGCGTGAGAAGTGGCAAGGCCCGACAGTGGATGGGCTATGGTGCGATGAGGAGCCGCCGCAGGATATTTATTCCGAGGGCCTGACGCGCACGAACAACGGGCAGCGCGGGCAGTTCGCGATCATCACATTCACCCCTCTGCTTGGCATGTCGGAGGTTGTCCGCATGTTTATCGACGAGTGCGGGTTGGGTGGATGAGCCGGGCAATCGTTCGCATGACGATTGACGACGCTGAGCACTACACGCCAGAAGAGCGCGCCGCGATCATAGCGAGCTATCCTGCGCATGAGCGCGAGGCTCGCGCCAAAGGGATTCCGACGCTCGGCTCCGGCCGAATTTATCCAGTCGCCGACGAGGACGTATCGGAATCGTTGCCGGAAATCCCAGCGCATTGGGCAATCATTGGCGGCATAGACTTCGGGTGGGATCACCCGACTGCGGCTGTAAAGCTGGCATGGGATCGGGACGCGGATTGCGTTCACATCGTAAACGCCTACCGCGCTCGCCAGCAGCTTCCGATTATCCATGCCGCAGCAATAAAGCCGTGGGGCCCCAAAATGCCGTGGGCATGGCCGCATGACGGCATACAGCACGACAAGGCCAGCGGACAACAGATCAAGGTTCAATACGAGGAGGCCGGCCTTTGTATGTTGCCGGAAAGGGCGACATTCGAGGATGGCTCGAACGGTGTTGAGGCTGGCGTCCTTGACATTCTCGACCGGATGCAGACTGGCCGCCTCAAGGTCGCCAAGCACCTAGCAGACTGGTTTGACGAGTTCCGTTTGTATCACCGCAAGGATGGGAAGATCGTCAAGGAACACGACGACCTTATGGACGCAACGCGCTACGCCATCATGATGCTGCGGTTTGCGGTCGCCTCGCGCAGCCGCCCCCGCGACGCCTACGCGGACGAATGGGCAAACAGCCGCCGTTCCAATTCGTGGATGACAGCCTGATATGAGCCAAGACGACGACGACCTCTCTCACGATGAAGATCGTGAGAACGACGATCTGCGTCCGGCGCAGGAATTGGAGGAAGAGGAGCTTTTCGCCCGGCTCAAGCGGTGGTTCAAGATCGACCGCGATCATTCGGACGAATGGCGGAGCCAAGCGAAAGAGGATTACGCCTTCGTCGCCGGCGACCAGTGGGACGCCAAAGACATGGCGGCGCTGCGCGAGAAGAACAGGCCTGTCATCGTCTTCAACCGCGTCGAGCCTGTCGTCTCCGCCGTGTCTGGAACGGAAATCGGCAATCGGCAGGAAGTGAAGTATCTGCCGCGCACGTTGGACGATGCGGCCATCAACGAGCAATACACGGCGGCGGCGAAGTGGTTCAGGGAGAATTGCGACGCTGAGGACGAGGAGTCGGACGCTTTCGTTGACGCCCTGATTTGCGGCATGGGTTGGACTGAGACCCGCCTCGACTACGACATTGATGAGGACGGTGCTCCGATCATCGAGCGGCTGGACCCGCTTGAAATGTTCTGGGATGCGACCGCTCGAAAGCGCAATCTTGAGGACGCCCGCCGTGTTTGGCGCGTGCGCGACATGAGCGCGAGCGAAGCCCTCTCATTGATCCCTGAGGCCGATTTCGATGACCTCGGCGCGCCTTGGGCGGTAGGAGCTGACTCCTCCAACCCGACAGAAACACGTCAGGAAGCGCGCTTCTATCGCCCGACCTCGAAAGACGACGGCCAGCCCATTGAGGGGACCGTCACCGTCATCGAATGTCAGTGGTTCGAGATTGAGAGGGGGTTTCTCGTTCCGAGCCCGGCCGACCCGTCCAAGACGGAAACGCTGAGCGAGGACGAGTTCGAGACGTTTTCCGCCCGCGCCAAAGCGATTGGGTTGGATATCAAGGCGGCCCCGACAGCGCGTCGTGTGTATCGCCGGGCCTATCTCGGCAAGAAAATCCTGCGTGTCGAGCCGTCCCCCTTCGGCAATCACTTCAACGTCAAGGCGATCACGGGAAAGCGGGACCGGAACAAAGGGACTTGGTATGGCATCGTGCGGTCAATGAAAGACCCGCAGCGGTGGGCCAACAAATGGCTCTCGCAGACGATGCACATCATGAACACGACGGCCAAGGGCGGCGTCATGGCCGAAATGGGCGTCGCGGACGATACGCGCGAATTCCAGAAGACGTGGGCGCAGGCCGACGAAGTGACGTGGCTTGCTAACGGCACGCTGTCGTCTCCGAACGGGCCGAAGGTTGTGCCAAAACCGCAGCCCGTGCTCCCGACGGGTTATGTCAACTTGATGGAGTTCGCGGTTAGCGCGATCCGCGACACGTCCGGCGTCAACCTCGAGCTGTTGGGCTTGAAGGAGCAGGAACAGGCGGGCGTTCTTGAGGCGCAGCGCAAGAAGCAGGCGATGGCGGTCCTTGCCGTCATGTTCGATAGCCTGCGCCGGTATCGCAAGAGCCAAGGTCGGCTGCTGCTGTTCATCATTCAGAACTATCTCGCGGATGGGCGCTTGATCCGCATCCTTGGCGATGAGGGGCAGAAGTATGTCCCGCTCATGCGCGATGCGACGACGACGACCTATGACGTGATCGTGGACGACGCCCCGACATCGACCGACCAGAAGGCGGTGACGTGGGCGGCGTTCATGCAGTTGCTTCCTGTGATGAAGGACGCTGTGACGCCGGAAATGTGGGGTGCGGTCCTGCCTTACTCGCCGTTCCCGGATTCGGTCGTTCAGAAAATCAAGGAAATTCAGGCCAAGCCCGATCCGGATCGTGAGGAGCAAAAGCAGCTCGCGAAGGCCGGGCAGGTGGCGAAGGTGCGCGAGACAGAAAGCAAAGCGGCGCTCAATGAGGCCAAGGCTGCCGAGCACGGCGTCAACAACATGCTCAAGGTCTCCATGCCGCCAATGCCACCGCAGCCAGCCTTGCAATAGGAGGGCTGAGTGGGAGCCACAATGGACCCGCCCCCGATGTGGGCCGCTATCGCGCTACTTGTGGCGTGGATACTCATCCCGCTTACCGGTCTCGCATTCGTAATTTTGGCTGCCTCGCATGTGTGTGGGGCCGCTGGTTGAATATGCCTGCTTGAGGCATTTCGCCCGCCGGGGCGCGCCCGGCTACGCAACCACGCGATAGATGGAACATGACCGACAATACCGAAAAGGAAGTGATCGAAACCGTTGACGAGGACATCCTCGACCAGGCGGACGACGCCGCCGCTGAGACCGAACAGGTCGATGAAGGCGACGAAGGCGAAGCGGAGCCGGAACAGAAGGCAAAGCCCGAGCCGAAGCAAAAGACGGTCCCGCATCAGGCGCTTCATGCCGAACGCGAAGCGCGCAAGCGCATCGAGACTGAGCTTCGCACGCAGCGCGAGGCCAATGCGCGCCTTGATGAACGTTTGCGTTTGCTGGATCAGGCGATCCGCCAGCGCAACGAGCCGGCGGAACAAGCGCCGGACATGAACACCGACCCGATTGGCTGGATGCAGTGGCAGGCCAAGCAGGTCAATAGCTCTGTCGAGCGCGTGGCGCGCGAACAGGCGCAGCAGCGGGAGATTGCTGAGCGCGACCGCCAGATTGCCGAGATTGATCGCTCCTACATGGCGGCGGCGCGCGACTTCGCGCGGACTGAGCCAACGTTCATGGATGCGTATGGACACGTTGTCCGAGGCCTCGACGCCTATTTCAGGGTCGCCGGCTATTCCGATCCGGGCGAGCGTGCGCAGTTGGTCGCGAGCGAGGAACGCCGCATTGCGATGGCCGCCCGTCAGCGGGGAGAAAACCCCGGCGAGGCGATCATGGCGATTGCACGTGAACAGGGGTGGGCTCCCAAGTCTGCGCAGAATGCGGCGGTCGAGGCTGTCGAGCGTCGCCAGAAGGCGGCCCCGGCGGCTAGAAGCCTTTCGGCTGTCGGCGCAGCTAGCAACGGCCTGCCAAGCGCGCAGACGTTGGCTGAAATGAGCGATGACGAGTTTGCCGCCCTTGTCGAGCGGCTTCCTGAATCGAAGGTCCGCGCGATCTTCGGAGACTGATACAGCGGGAAACCGCTTTCGCCTGTTCAGGCGTTAAACGAACCGCGCCGGCGCGTCATGCCGTTCGTCTCACTACCCCGCGAGACGTTAAGCCCTGCGGAGGTTTCGCCAGCCCCAAGCGTCAGAGGAGCGCAACCCCAACAGCAATCAACATCGGAGAGTGTAGCCAATGGCTACTGTCAGCTATGGCGTCAACGACGCCCTTGCGGTCAAGCTCTGGTCGAAAAAGCTGTCGGTGGAAGCTCTCAAGAAGACCTACGTCTTCAAGTTCATTGGGAACTCCGCTGATAGCCTGATCCAGAAGAAGACCGAAACCTCGAAAGGCCCCGGCGACAAGGTAACCTTCGGCCTTCGTATGCAGGCGTCCGGCGACGGCGTTCTCGGCGACGGCATCCTCGAAGGCAACGAGGAGTCCCTGACCACGTATAGCGATGCGATTCTGATCGACCAGATTCGCCACGCTCATCGCATTCAGGGGCGCATGTCGGAGCAGCGGATTCCGTTCAACGTGCGCGAGGAGGCGAAGTCGTCCCTGTCGGACTGGTTCGCCAACCGCATCGACACGGCCTTCGCCAACCAGATTTGCGGCAATACGGCGGCGTCGTCTGTCCTCTACACGGGCCAGAACGCGACGCTTGCGCCGACCAATCTGGTCTATGCGGCGGCCGCGCGGAACAACGAAAATGCTATCAGCTCCGCTGACGTGTTCTCGCTGTCGATGATCGACAAGGCGGTTGAAATGGCGCGCACCATGTCGCCCATGATCCGCCCGCTGCGCATCAACGGCCGCGAGTATTACGTCGCGTTCCTGCATGACTATCAGGTCACCGACCTTCGCACGAACACGAGCACGGGTCAGTGGCTCGACATTCAGAAGGCCGCCATCACCGGCGACGGCTCCAAGGACAATCCGATCCTGACGGGCGCGCTCGGTGAGTATAACGGCGTCCTCCTCTACCGCTGGAACCGCATTCCCGTCGCTCCGTCGTCCACGACGGCCGGCGCGGGCAACGTGCGACGCGCGGTTCTCTGTGGCGCTCAGGCGGCGCAGATCGCGTTCGGACAGGACAACACCGAGAACAAGTTCACTTGGGTTGAGAAGCTGTTCGATTACGACAACCAGTTCGGCGTTTCCGCCGGCACGATCTTCGGCCTGAAAAAGACGCAGTTCAACTCGTCTGACTTCGGCACCGTCGTCATGCCGACCTACGCCGTCGCGCACTAAGGGGGCTGACCAATGGCTACTGGAGTCCTTGCGACTGCCGCCCGTGACGTGAAGATGCCTGTGTCTCAGGTCATTTCGTATGTCCTGAACTACAACACCACGGGCGCTTCGTCTGGCGTGAAGATCGGGACGATCCCGGCGAATGCCGTTGTTCAGTCGTGGCGCGCCACGGTTGAGACGGCGTTCAATGCCGGCACGACCAACCCGATCACCATCGGCACCACGGCGACCGGCGCGGAGATTGCGGCTGCGGCCTCGATCACGTCCGGCACGGCGGGTTCCTACACCGGCAGCCCGGCTGCTGCGGCGGGCTGGAAGCAGCAGACGGCCGATCAGGCTGTCTATTGCTCCTACATCCCGACCGGGGCCGCTGCGTCTGCGGGCAAGGCGATCATCGTCCTTCACTACATCGTGACGGACAACGGTTGACGAAAAGGAGGCGGGGGCTTCGGCCCCCGTTCTCACATGGACGCTCTTGCGCTTCACATGTGGTTCGCCCTGTCGCACGGGCAAATAGGGGCAGGCGATGGCGGGAACGCTCGCGGACATGAAGGACCGGATAACGGACGAACTGGATCGGGACGATCTCTCCGATCAGGTGGAAAACGCAATCCGAGACGCAATCGCGCTGTATCAGCCGACGAGGTTCTACTTCAACGAGACGGGGGCGGAGGGGAGCAACTTCGTCACGCAAGCGGGGAAGGTGACCTACGGGGCGACGGACGACCCGGACATTCCGTTCTTCTACGACATCGACGAGATTTTCGTCACGATCTCGAACAACAACTACCGGGTGAGGCGGATCGATCCGAGCTTCTGGCGAATCCAGCAACTCCCGACGATGCGCGGCCAGCCGTATCAATACATGTGGGCCAATCAGACGATCTCTCTGTTCCCGACGCCGAACACGGCCTACGCGATGACGATCACGGGGCATTACAAGATCGCGGCCCCGGCATCGGACACGGAACCGAACAACCATTGGATGACGGACGCGGAGGGGCTGATCCGCAATTGCGCGAAGCGCCTTCTGTTCACGGACCTTGTGAGAAATTACGAAGCCGCCGAGGTCGCCGGCGCGCGCGAGCGCGAGCATCTTGACCAACTCAAGCGCGTCACATCGGGCATGATCCGCAACACGCGCATTGAGGCGATGGACTTCTAATGTCGCAGCTTCTGTTCGGCGCTTTCGAGCCTGACATTGCGAGCGTCAACACGAATCGGACGAGCTATGTCCTGAACGTGTTCCCTCGCGTCGATGGCTATGGGCCGATCAATGCAATCGAAGCCCTGTCTAGCCCGCTTCCGTCACGCTGCCTTGGCGCGTTCACGGCTCTAGGCGCTGATGGCCAGTCGGTTGTGTTCGCCGGCACGAATACGGCGCTGTTCCGGTTCAATGCCTCGTCTGGCGCGTGGCTGCGCGTGTCGAAGGCCGGCGGTTATGCGGTCAACAAGGGGGACATGTGGGGCTTCGCGCAGATGGGCGCGAATGTCGTTGCGGTGGCGGGGAACAACCCTCCGCAGGTCTATAACCTGTCGTCCGATACGGCGTTTCACGATCTTGCGGGAAGCCCGCCGAATGCGCGCGGCGTCGCGGTAGTCGGCGACTTCCTTGTTCTGTTCGGCCTTAGCTCCAACTCGAACCGCATTCATTGGTCCGGCATCAACGATATCGAATGGTGGACGCCGGGCTCGCACAATTGCGACTATCAGGACTTCCCCGACGGGGGCTTCGTGCGCGGCATGGCCGGCGGCGAGTTCGGTCTTGTCTTTCAGGATACGGCGATCCGGCGCATGGTGTTCGCGCCGGGAAGCGATGTGATCTTCCAGTTCCAGCGTATTTCGGAAGATCGTGGCGTCGTCATGCCCTATTCGATTGCGCGTGCGCACCAGACGGCGTTCTTCCTGTCGCAGGATGGGTTCTATAAGATCGATCTGTCCGGCGGCCTGACGCCGATTGGCGCGAGCCGGGTTGATGCGACGGTATTCTCTGACGCGGATATGTCCGATCAGATCGACATGATTGCGTGCGACGATCCGGGATCGAAGCGCATCATGTGGGCGTATCGGTCGAACGATAATCGCGGCACGTCATACCTTGACCGCGTTGTCATCTACGATTGGGCGCTCGACAAGTGGTCGCAGGCTAGGTTGTCGGTCCAATATCTCGCGCGTGTTGTCCCGCCTGTGGCGTCGATCGACGATCTGGACGGTCTCGGCTCAATCGACGGCCTGACAGACTCGTTCGATAACATGATCTCGCGCCCGACGCCGTATATCGCCGCCGTCATGGAGACGGGGGAGCTTGGGCTGTTCACGGGCGCGCCTATCGAGGCGATCATGGACACGCCGGAAGGCATGGTCGGGAATGGCGAACGCATGTTTGTTCAGAACGTCGCGCCGATCACTGATGCGAAATTCGCGAAGGTCGCGATGGAGGCGCGCGAGCGCCTTATGGATGCGCGACACTACGATGTTGAAACAACCATGTCGCCCCGCACGGGTTTTGCTGGCCAGCGTTCGAGCGGGCGCTATCAGACGGTGAGGCTGCGCATCCCGGCCGGCGGCGCGTGGTCGTTCGCAAGAGGCGTTAACATCGACGCGCGCAAGGATGGTGCGATTTGAAGGGGTTCACGGTCCCGTCGCTGAGCGATGCAAGCCCGGTCAGGACGATCACGGCGGTTCGCCAGCTTGCGCAATGGGCGGGCGGCCAGCCTGATTTCAGGTTCGCCAGCGGGACGTATGCAAGCGGCGATGTGGTGACATTTGCCAAGGCCTACGAGACGCCGCCTGTCGTTCTAACGACGGCAAGCGTGCCCGTCTCTACAACGGTGACTGAAACAGGCTTCACGGTTTCGCACGGGTCGGCGTCGCCTGTTGTCGTGTCGTGGGTAGCCATCGGATGAGACTGGTTCCCGTCCCGTCATCGCAGGTCATGGCGAGGCGGGCGGATGCGCTTCCTTGGATCGTGGCGGCATGTCGGCGTGGGCCGGGCGGCTCTAATGCGGGGGCGATCCTCAACAGGTGCGCCGAAGGGCTGCATCAGCTTTGGCTCGCTGAGGATGAGGCCGGCGTCTGCGCCGCCGCCGTGACGGGCGTTCTGACTGACGAGACTGGGCGGCGCGTGTGCGAGTGGGTGTCATTCGCCGGCAAGAGCCCGCGCGTTCTGGCTGGCCTGCAAGAGCCGCTTGAGGCGTGGGCGCGCGATCAGGGCTGCGTTGTGATGCGGTCCTATTCGCGGCCAGCCATGCGGAAGGTCATGCCGGATGCATATCGCACGGTCGGGGTAATTCTTGAAAAGGCCTTAGCCTGATGAGCAGTTCCAAGACGACGAAAACCGAAAACGAGCCTTGGGCTCCGGCGCAGCCGTATCTCAAGGAAGCCCTGGCGGGGGCCGAACAGGCTTACAACACCACCTATAACGGCTCGTCGGTCGCACCGCAGAACGATTGGACCAAGCAGGGCTTGGCGCAGGGCGCAGCGAACGCGCAGGCGGGGACGACGACAAACCTCGCCAATCAGGTTGGCGCGCATTACGGCGACGTTCTCGGCAACGGCGGCCTTTCGGCGGAACAGTCGCTTGCGGCCGGCGGCATGATGAGGTCGCTCGGGCAAGCCGGCATGGGACAGCGCATGGCGGGCAACACGCTCGCCAACTACGCCAGCGGCGGCATGATGGGGCAGAACCCCTATCTGAAGCAGACGGTCGGGACCGCGATGCAGGACGCGGCCGACTCAATCAATTCGCAGTTTTCTGGCGCGGGGCGTTACGGCTCGGGCGCTCATGGGCGGGTGTTGTCGGATCGTCTCGGCAACATCGCGACGAACGCCTATATGCAGGACTACAACCAGCAGCAACAGAACCAGTTGAACGCGGCCAACTCTCTTGGTGGCCTCGCCAACTCGTCGCTTGGCGCGAACACGTCGGCTCTTGGCGCGCTCGGCAATATCGGTCAACAGGGCATCACCAACACGGGGCAGATCGGTCAGTCTCTTGGCGATCTGAACACGGCGCAGAACCTTGACGCGCTCAATCTCGCATCGCTCGGCGGCCAACAGCAGGCTTATGACCAGTCCGTTATCGACGCGGCAAACAGCGACCCTTGGACCAAGGCGAGCAACCTTGCGCAAATCGCATCGGGCATGGGTGTTCTTGGTGGGACATCTACCTCAACGACGCGGGGGAGCAGCGGGATCGGGGGCGTGTTTGGCGGCCTCCTTGGCGGGCTCGGCGCTCTCAAGAACCTCGGCGGCCTTGGCGGCATAGGCTCCTTGTTCACGCTTTCAGACGAGCGCGCGAAGGAGGACATTCAGCCGGTCGGTAAGCTCGCCGATGGGCAGAAGGTCTATTCCTACACCTACAAAGGCGATCCTGAGCGCACGCCGCAAATCGGCCTTCTGGCGCAGGAAGTCGAAGAGCGTGAGCCCGACGCGGTTGCGGAGGTCGGCGGCGTCAAGATGGTGAACTACGCCAAGGCGACCGAGAAGGCCGCGAAGCTGGCGCGTAAGAAGGGCTTGCATTGATGGCCGGATTTTCTCCTTACGGCGCGCTCCCGCGCAAGCTTGGCCTCCTGTCGATGTGGGGCGACCCCAACAGCGCGGCGACCATGCCGGCGGGCGTGCGGGGGCTTCTGGCCGGTAAGGTCGCGCCTGCGCAGGATGACGAGGAAGCAGACGCGCCGGCCGCTAATGCCTCGCCCGCAGGGCCCGCGCCTATGAACGTCGCGCCGCAAGGGATGCTTGGCGTCCCCGCCGATGTTCCGTTGCCGCCGCCGCGCCCTGCGGAGTTCGGGGGGCAAGCGCAGGCTGCGCAGCCCTCCACCGCGTCCCCTGAAAAGACAGGCTTCGACGGATTCCTCGACAAGCTCGGCAACATCTACGGCTCCGGTGGGCCGGGTGATCCGCTCATTACGCTTGGCCTGTCGCTCATGGGCGAGGGCGACATTGGCACGCGCGTCCAGCGCGGCATGGAAGCCATGAGCAAGCAGAAGCTCCTGTCTGCGCAGGGCGACTTGCAGAAGAACAAACTCGCCGGGCAGAACGCGACCGCGAAACTCATTTCCGAACGGATGAACATTCCCCTCGATCAGGCGATGGGGCTCGTCTCGTCCGGCGGCGCTAACACGGTGCTCGGGCAGATTTTCCAGAAGCAGAACCCGCAGCTTGTTGATGTGCCGCAGGCCGATGGGTCGACCGTCAAGAAGTGGATTACGCCGGGCCAATCTGACGGCGTGTCTGTCGGAACAAAGCCGGCGGATGAAAATTATCGTCCGCTTAGCGACCCTGCCGAGCGGGAGAAATACGGCATCCGCCCTGAGGACAAGAACCCATATCAGATCGACGGTCGGGGCAAGGTGTCCGCTATCGGCGGCAATGGAACAAACGTCAGCGTCTCGACTGCGGTCAACCCGATCTTGAAGGGCCTTGGCGACCAGTTTGTTGAGGGTGCGGCGGGCGCTCGTTCGGCGGCGGAAGGCGTGCGCGCGATCCACAACGCGAGGACCGAACTTGACCGCTCGGGCGGCATTATTGCCGGCACGGGCGCGGACGCGAGGTTAGCGTGGGCTAAAATCGGCGCGGCGTTGGGCGCGGATGCGAACCAAGTCTACAACACTGAAACCTTCATGACGCAGATGAAGCCGATTGTGTTGGAGACGGTGAAGGGGCTCGGGGCGGGCTCCGGTATCTCCAACGCGGATCGCGACTTCGCGTTGCAAGCGGTCGGCGGCAAGATCACGCTTGACGAGGGCTCTATCCGCCGCGTGCTCGATATTACCGAGCGGGCGCACCGCGCGAAGATCGACAAGCACAACGCGCTAGCCGACAAGATGCTTTCGCAACAGCCGGACCTCAAGGCCGTTGCCCCGATGCTGCGCATTGATGCGCCGCCAGAATACGCCAAGCCCGACAAGCCGAAGGTCATGCCGTCGTGGAGGGTTGTCCGCTAATGCGCATCCAGGTCGATGGCGTCGGCACGGTGGAGGTCGGCGACGAGTTCGGGAAAATGTCTCCCGAAGATCAGAGCGCCTTTGTCGCGCACATCACAGAGCAAGCCGGACAGGGCATGAAGTCGTCCCTGCCAAAGACGGTTTATCGCGGGTCTGTCCTGCCGTTCAGCCGGGACGAAAATGGGAAGGTGTCCTTCGATAGCGACGCCGGCGTGGTAGGGTCTATCAAGCGCGCTTTCAGCCTGCCGGGCGAAGTGGTTCGGGGCAAGGTTGACCCGTATTCCGACGAAGGGATCGGCCGGGCCTTTGAAATGGGGACGGTCGTAAGCCCGACGACGCCGGCCGCCCGCGCGGCGGGAATGTCGTCGATTGGCACGAAGCTCCCGCAAAAGCCGGCGTGGAAGTTGCAAACGCCTTCGGCTGAGGAGTTGCGGGCAGCGTCAGACGCGGGGTATGAGTCAGCACGGGGGATGGGTGTAGAGTATGCCCCGGAAGCGGTTCGCGACCTTGCGATGAGGGCGCAGCGTGGTCTTGAGGCGGATGGCGCTATTGGAGAACTTGCCCCCCAAACGTTTGCCGTCCTCGGGAAATTGGCCAACCCCCCGCCCGGGAGCACGGCCCCATTTACCGGCCTCGAAGCCGCGCGAAGATCGTTCGTCAATATCGGGAAAGACTTCGGGCATCCAACTGAACAGATGGCTTCTGGACGAGTTAAAGGACTCCTTGATGAGTTCTTTGAAAGCGCAGATCCGTCTGCTTTTGTGGCTGGTCGAGAGAATGGCCCGGCGCTCGCCGCGACAGCCAAAGACGCCCGCGCCAACTATGCCGCCTCGATGCGATCCGACACCATTTCCGAGATCGGGGACGGTATCGCCCTCCGCAATGCTGCCGCCGGGTCCGGCCTCAACATCGACAACACGACTCGCGGCAAAGTCGCATCCCTTCTTCAAAGTAAAAAGCGAAGCGCCGGATTCAACGACGATGAAATTGCCGCGCTTACCAAAATCGTAGAGGGGACGCCCGCGCGCAACGCGATGCGCTATGCCGGCAACATTCTTGGAGGCGGCGGAGGCCTTGGGGCGGGTGTCACTGGCGGCGCTGCAACCGGTGTCGGCGCGATGATGGGATTAGACCCCCTCAGTATTGGCCTGTTGGGCGCTGGCGTTCCTGCCGTTGGTTACGGCTTACGCAAGGCGGCAAACAGTGCGGCCACGCGTGCGCTCGATAACGCCGACAAGCTCACTCGTCAGCGGTCACCTCTTTTCCAACAAATGCAGAAAACAGTTCCGCAGGTGGAACAAGACGCGGCTATGCAAGAGTTTCTTGCCCGGTTCATGCTCGGGGCGCAGACGCAGAACCAGCCCTAACGGCTGGCCTCGAACCCACGCGCGGCCCAAACGAGCGCACCGACGAACAGGCCCATCGCCATCATGGAATTCGGGAAAAACCCGCCGCCGCCAGCGATTGGCGCATCGGTCGCCACAGCGTAAATCCACAGCGGGAACCAAACCGCTGCGATGACCAGATAGAGCCGACCAAGAATTTTCATCGTTCGCCCGCTGCTTTCCCGGCGATTATAAATCAGGTCACCAACATGAGCAACATGCGCGGTATGCTCGCCGGGCTTCTCGCCCAGCGTGGCTATTCGCCTGTCCAAGCCGCCGGCATCCTCGGCAATCTACAGGTCGAAAGCGCCCTCAATCCAACCGCCATTGGAGACAATGGGACTTCGTATGGCCTTGGTCAATGGCACAAGGACCGCTGGCAGGGGCTAAAAAGCCACGCCGCCGGCCTCGGGCTCGATCCGTCCGATCCGTCCGCTCAAATCTCTTTCCTCGATTGGGAGCTTAAGAACCGGGAGGGCATGGCCTACCAGGCGCTACAAGCCGCGCAGACACCGGAACAGGCGGCGCTCGCCATGATGCACTACGAGCGCCCCGCCGGATACACGCCGGACAACCCTGGCGCAGGAATGCACGCCGACAAGCGCATTGCGAACGCCGTGGCGGCCTTTGGAGGGCTCCCGGCAGGGATGGTGGGGTCCGGGAGCGCGACAGGCCAGCCACAGCCCGCCGCAGGGGCCGCAATCGGCCTTCTAGGCGGCGCGCCAGCCACGGGCGACCAGAAGGACGAAACGGGGCTCCTCTCCAGCCTTCTCTCCGGCGGCTCCGCATCTGCGGCGCAAGCCGATGATCCCGCGCCATCCGTCCCGCGCCGTAAGGCCCCGACCTTCTCCCGCGCAAACTTGAAACCGCTCCCCACGCGAGGGCTTGCATGAGCGTTTACGACTTCAAGACCACGGCCATCGACAACCAGACGGCCGATCCGAACATCAATTGGCGTGAGGGACAGCTTCCCTCAACGATCAACGATTCCGCTCGCGCCATGATGGCGGCCATCGCCGGGGCGCGGGACGACTTCGGCGGCGCGCTTACGGCCGGCGGGACGGACAACGCGATCACGTTGGCCCTGTCTCAGGAAATGCGGACGGTGAACTACGCCGCGCTAACCTTCACGGCCTCACACACCAACACTGGCGCTTGCACGTTGAAGGTGGACAACACATCCGCACTTCCGCTCCGCGCGGTCGCGGGTGTCGATCTTGTCGCCGGGCAGATCGTTACGGGACGTATGTATACGGTTCGGCTATCGGCGGACAAGACGTGGTGGTTTGTCGCCGGCGTCACGCTCATCAATTCGATGTTCGCGACCATGCCGGCCGGCACGGTGAAGGCGAACCTGTCCGGCTCGGCTGCGGTCCCAACCGACGCGACACTCGCCGACCTCTTTTCGGCGGGCTCCTCCGGCCTCGTGCCGACGACGCGGACGATCTCGACAACCTCCCCCCTTACGGGCGGCGGCGCGCTATCTGCGAACCTCACGCTTGCGCTCGCGAACTCTGGCGTCACGGCCGGATCATATAATCTCGGTGTGTCCGGCGTCGTTGTCGCCGATGCGCTGGGCCGCATCACGTCTATGACGGCCGGAACTGCCTTCCCCGCCCTGACGGGCAACGGGAAGAAGGTCTTGACGACTGACGGGAGCGCGCTTTCGTTCACGTCGCTTGCGTTGACAGCGAACGGCTCTTTCGTCGCGACGAATCTCGCGAATCCGACCGCAACCTTTGCGAACAACATGTCTGTCGCTCGAACGTCCGCCGGCGTTTGGCGTGCGACGCTGAGCGGCCTCGCCAACGCGAACTACTCCGTCACGGTCACGAATGCGCGGGGCGGCTCGGCGATGCTGATCCCGTATGTGGCGAACAAGACGAGCACCTATTTCGATATCTCCTTCCCGAACTACACCAACGGGTCTCCGATTGATCCGACCATCGGCGAAGTGATCGACATCAACGTTTTCGGCGGCCTGTAAGCCCCCAAGCGTTAGCTCATCAATCCAAGGATAATCTGAATGGACGTGACCGAAGGTCGGCTTCGGGCCGGCGCTATTTTTGCGCGCTCGCTTGTCGTCAAAATGCCGGGCTTCACGCTCCCGCCAACTGGCGAGTTCCTGTTGCAGTTTCGCCGCAACGCGCGCTCCTCCGCCGTCTTACTTGAGTTCAAGTCGAGCGATCTGACGATTCAGGTCGCCAACGTCGCGGAAGATCAAGAGACGATCACGCTCGCCTTGCTGGCGTCGCCGGACAAGACCGTCAATCTCTCCGGCGCGATGCATGGCAGCCTTCTCTACATCGGGGAGGCAGGAACGCGCGCGGTCGGTGGGGATATCATCCTCCGCGTTGACCCGCAGTTGACGGACAGCGAAACGACAACCGTTCCGTCTCTCGATGATCTGCCGTCGTGGTTTCCGCTTGAGGATATTACGGGCTCGACGGGCGCGACAATCCTCGCATTGGCCGAACGTGGATCGCGGGGTCCGACACCCGCTCACGAATGGGACGGCTCCCGCATTCGCTTCAAGTCGGATGACGGTTGGGGCCAGTGGATTGACCTATCGACGGTCGTCTTTGCGGAGACCTATAGCGGGCTCCCTGCAACGGGTGAGTATGGCCGCCTCTATGTGACGGTTGACGACGGCAAGCTGTTTCGCTGGACCGGCTCCGTATACGCCGAGGTCGGGCAGGAAGCTCTTGCCGATGCTCTTGCGGCGGCAGCGGAGGCGCAGACTGCGGCTGGCGTCGCGAAGGCGTGGTCAGCGGCAAGTGTGGTCGCTGGTTCATTTTCTGTTGGCGCTGTTCGCGCGCGCCCTTACGGGGCGTTGCATATCCCGATTGCGCTGACGAGCCCGACGACGGGTGACGATATTGGCATCCTTGGCGGATGGGATGGCTACGGCCGCTTCCGTTCCAAGTTCGCGGCCGAAGACATCTTGTCGTCTGTCGGGGCGTTTCAGTCCGAGCCGGGCAAATTCCCCGGAACCACGAAATTCGCATGGGGTGTGTCCTACGGCGGCAAGATCGCGGTCGGGCATCGGGCCGATAATGGCGCGTTTGTCTGTCCGAATCTCACGTCTCCCGATGGCGATGAAAGCGTTCTCGGCTCGCGCCAGCCGGTCGCCTATGTGTCTAGCGGGAACGTCGTCCTTGCCGATGGCGGTGGCACGCTTGCCGTAGGCGGCTCGCAGCCGTGGATCACCGCGCAGTCCTATTACAAGGTCATCATCGCGGCCCGTCAGAAGGCGTTGAAGGGCAGCGTTTCGACCTACGCGATTGAGCGCGCCGCGCCGACTGTTGGCGCTCGCCTTGTGTTTCCGACCACCAAGAACCTCGCCATTCTCGTTCTGTCTTTGGGCCAGTCTCTTGACGAGGGCTCGAACGGCCTTGGCGCTGGAGACGCGGGCGCTGAAAGCGGGACAGAGCGCTATTTCAAAGAGCCGACTTATCCCGGTTATGCGCTCATGTTCGAGACGAACAATGGCGCTTCCGATGTTCGATGCAACTCGAACCGATCTAGCGGTGCGGCGTCGTTCCAGATCGACGGGAACACCATCGTCGGCTTCACCGATCTGATCTCAAAGCAATACACGACAAGCAGCATGGGGCAGACCATGCTTGAGAGCTTCGTCGATTGCGCGCTCGGAGATTGCACGACGCGGCTCGGCTTCACACCGCGCATGGTCGCGTGTGCGCTTGGCGTTGGCGGCGCGTCGATTCTGTCGTGGCGCAAAATACCGCAACAGACGCTTCCGGGCGGCGTTCTCTACAACGACTATCTGACGATCCTCGCCAAGTTCAAGGCGCTTTGCGACGCGAACGGCTGGATTGGCGTTCTTGGCTATATCTTGTGGGCGCAGGGCTATGCCGGATCGGCAACGGTGTCCTACGCGCAGCAGCTTCGCGATTTGCAGGACGAAGCGGCGGCCGATGCGCAATCCATCCT